TAGATTTTAACCATCCGTGTTTTACATCTCCATCGTCTAATCCTAACTCATTTGATTCTCTTTTAATAGCTCTGTACTGCTTAACTACTTCAAATTCATCTTGACTGATTCTTGGTCTGAAATTACCCATATAGTTCTATAGTTTAGTTAGAAGTCTTAACCTGCTTCGAAAGGTTTCGTTAAAGGTAAACTTAACAATTAAGCCTAAAACGAATGCAAGTATAACTAAAAACCAACGAGTTTTATATTTTGTTATAAATTTATTCTGATATTTTACTTTTTGAGCTTCCGCTTTTATGTATTTTGTTTTGTACTTATATTCAATACGTGTCTGAAATCGTGTTTTAGGCACGAAAGAAGTCTTGTAACGAACTATTGTATCTTTTTGAACGATTACCTTCTCCCAATAAATTGAGTCTCTTAGAACGTAAGGAATGGAGTCAATAGAATTTATCTTTATTGTATCGCTAGTTTCATCACATCGGTATCCTTTTTTCATCGCCTTTACAACGTGGTAATGAGCGGAGCACGAATAAAGAAATAGACTAAAACTTAGTATAAATAGTTTTCCCATTTTTTTTGGTTGCTTTAAGAACTTGTTTACGATTACCTGTTTTCTTGTAAGATACGTGAACCCACGAAGGCTCTTTGTCAGTTCCAAACTCCCAAATCATTTGGTCAAATTCTAGGTTGTCTTTAATGAAGTGGAATCCTTTTGAACCAATGTTTAAGTCCATAGCTTCACCAACACAATGCTGAGATGTTTTAGAACCTCCACACGCTTTGTTAACTGCTACGCTTCTAAATCCGCTATTGATTCTGATAGGTGTTCCCATATAGGCTCTAAGCGGTTCAAATACTTTCTCGCATAGCAATTTAGCTCTTTCCGTTTCAAACTCATTCATTACGTTTAAAATTGAATGATTTGTTGCAGTGCCTGATGCTTCAAATTCTGCTTTGGTTACGTGTTTAGATAGATTCATTTGATTGTTTTTTGTTCCATACTGTTAAACCAATTGCGGTTGCCGAATAAGTTAGCAAACCTACAAAAACAAATTCGTGTATTTCTACGACTGCAAACACTGGCGTAAATGCGTAAACAATGGCAATCCAAAAACTAGAGAAAGCTCCTAGTCTTTTCATTGACCATTTGCCGTTAGGCTTTAGTGTTTCGTTTATTAATTTTTTCACTTAGTTCGTTTTTAGGTAAAATTGCGTAAAATTCAATAGGCGTTTTGTAAGTGCTTGATTCTTTAGCGGTGTGCATTTGTACCTGATAGCAGTCTACTAACATTGTTCTCATTTCCTTTACCTCTGTTTGTAGTGTCCAAACCCAAACCCCAAGCAAACCTGTTACTCCGTACTTTTTTATGATTGTTACAAACTCAGTCATTTTTTATCTGTGATATTCAGTTTAGCTAGAAAAACACGAAGTTTCTCTACATTAGTTTCTTTAGGTTTGTAATTACCTAGTTTAATCCGTTTTCTCATATATACCAACCTAGATTGTTGTTCATTGAATCAGGGAAAATATCATTGTTCTTGTTTGAGCGATACTCAGGAAACAAAGTCTGATTAAATGCCATATAGTCAATAAACCTCTGCGTGTAGTTCTGAGCAATACTTCTTTCCTTTTCTAGTAAATAATCAACTTCGTTTTTATCTACGTTCTCAGAGTTCTCAGATGAATGCTTATAAACTCCTTTGTTTGCAATTGTATATGCTGCAAAAGGTAAATATTCAACCATACCCCAGTGAATCAACATCGGCTTCACGTAAGTTGTAACCAACGTTTGATAGTTACCTGTTAAAGTTCCTGCGATAATATCCGCTTGTAGCTTTTGGAATAATTTTGTACCTAAGTAATTCTGTATGTGAATATCTTGAGCTATCTTAATAAATTGAATGAACTTATCCGTGTCCACATTGCCATTTAAAGCCGTGTAACGCACGATGTCATCTCTAGTGATAAATAGTGCCTCCATTAGTTAAATCTATTGTTGGTTGGTAAAAAGCCTTGATTTGGCATATCTACAGGACGCATTGCAACTTGCTGAGGATTTCTCACTCGGTAACCTGCTTTCTCTGCTTTGTTTGTGCTTATTGTTTTTGCGTTAGGACTTAAAGGGTCTATTCCTCGTCCTTGTTCAAACGCTACAAATGTTTGACGCATCCATTTATGATGACAAGCTCCTCCACCTTTGTAAAGGAATATGTCGTATGTATTAGTTCCTCTAGGACCCCAACCTTCGTTAACTACCTGAGAACTCATTCTAACGATGTCTTCTTTACGATATACTTTGTTAGCAGCAACCATTTTTTGACAGAATGGTCTTGTATTGTCTTTTACTGCACCTTCGTAACGATATCTTGTAATAAACTTAAATCCATCAACTACTTTGTCTTGTTCTGATTTAGCTCTTGGATTAGCAGTTCCAGTGCTTACAAAATTGTAGATTTTAGACAATAAAGATTGTTTAGATTTGTTTGCGTTTGCAATCTCTAAATCAATTTCATCTTCTTGCTCGTAATCAACTTCAAACTCATCAATTAATACCCAGTCTTCACTTGGCTCTTCACCGCAATCAATTAGGGCATTAGCAATTTCGTTGTCCATTTTGCTTAATAGAGTTCCATCCGTTCCTGTTTCCTCAGCAACTTGTTCTGCAGATTGCGTGTTTTCAAGGTCTGTAAACTCTAAAGGTTGTAATGTTCTAAAGAATAGTTTTAAGCTGATTCCGTTAAATGCTAAAACTTTATCAAATGATTCGATAATCTCCTCTTGGAATGGACGAATAACCATATTGTCAAACAAGATAGCAGAGTTTTTAAGCTCATCTGCGTTAGCACTAAAGCCATTTGAACTAGCAACTCCAAATAATAGCGGAGAAGTCACGTTGTGACCTAGCATAATCTTACGCAAACACTCCTCTGATAAGTAAGTGTAATGCTCTGGTGCATCGTTTAAAGGGATATCATCAACAGTAGTCCTAGATTCTACGCTATCATTAAATGAAATGATTGTTCTCATTCCTCTAGAACCTGATAGTTGTGAGTTAATTTTATTAGAAATAACTGATTGTTGTTCCTCAGTTGGAACTCCATTAGAAAAGTTAATTACACGTGTTCCTGAGAATCCGTTTTGTACTTCATTAATTAAGTAATCTGCAATTTCCTCTTCCAAAAGTGCGTAAGGCAAAGAACCTTGATAATCAACGTAACTATAATATTTCATTCCAACAGAGTAAGGCTTTGAGAATAGTATCTCTACCTTGTCTTTTGAATATCCAAATGCTGGTATTCTTGTTGGCGGGTATTTTTTAATGTCTGTCCAATCGTCTGAATAGTAGTATGCTTCTATTTCTCCGTCTTTGTTACATTTCTCTGCACGAATTAAGTTAACAGGCATATGAAACGCCTTTAAGATTCTTTCGTGTTTATCATCGTAATGTACTTGGATAGCAAATTGACCTAGCATCTTTCTATCTAATACCATTTTACGAATATCATCTTTACTGAATAAAGCCATCATTTGAGCGTACTCAGCAGGCTTTCTGTTAGCGTCTAAGGCAGATAGTCCTTTTCCGTAAACAAGTCTCGCTATGTTGTTTATAATAGCCGAATTTGTAGTTGAGTTCGTGTATCTGTCTATAAGGAAAGAATAGTAATTATTGTCTTCGCCATATTCAACCCAATTATCACGTTTGGATTCTTGGATTTGTGGCGTTGTGTAAGCACTTAGGCTTAAAATATGTAAGTTATCACTCATAAACTATGTAAGTGTTTGTTGTGGCATTAGAAGTATATTGTCCGTTGTTTACGGAGAATGTTGCAATTGATTGATTCGTGCAGAATATTTTATCCTTATGGCAGATTGTTGTTCCGTTGGATAATAGTAACGTATAAGTGTGGTCGTTCTTTAAAGCAAACGTTGCAGTAATTTTGTTGACATAGCCACCTTGAATTGAACTTGTAATTGCAACTGTCGTAGTTACATTTGTTTCCTCGTCAGTTATTGTCATCGTTGTGTAATTCTCAAAGCGAGGAATAAACGAAAAAGTCTGAGCTGAGGTAGAAGGCGTTAATACTATCATATATTATAAACTTAAATGTTACAATATTGTTGCAAATAAAAAAGGGGTAACCGAAGCCACCCCTTTAATTAAGCTATGAAAAAGAACTATGAAGTAACAATAGTTGTAGTCGCTCCAAATACTCCACCTGCACCAATTAAACCTGCTTCAGTAGTTGTATCTAATAAGTTAGCTAAGATTTTCTCTGTACCTACAAAAGTCAAAGTGTAACCTACTAAGTCACCCATTGCAGTACCATTTGACACGTTAGCAGTAGTCAATTCCATTCCGTGCTCTAAACCTGCAAGGAAGAATTGATTGTTACGTGTTTTTACAATAATGTTAGGTCGTCCGTAAGACAATAATTTAACTGTTTTGTGAGTAGCAGCATCTTGTTTTTTCAATACTACTGATAAAGTTTGCTCAACAAATGATGTTCCGTTTTCACGTGATGTTGTGATTACTTGGTCAAATGTATTTGTTCCTTTAAGTTGGTATTTGTATAATGATGTTACGTTAGCAATTGTATCAATTGTATCTGTTGACGCAACGTAAGCAACGTCTGTTGGAAAGTTATAATCTCCGTAGTTAATGAAGTAGATAGCATCTAATCCGCCAACTACGTCTTTACATACTTCAAGTCTACCTGTTGTTATTTCGCACATATTTTTATATTTTATAAGTTAAACAAAAAAGGGAAGGCACTTTACCTCCCCTTTCTATAAGTCTGTTAATTTTAGTTAGCAGAGTTTGTGATTCCGTAAGTAACTACGTCTGATGCAAATCCGTATTTAGCATCTGCAGTGAAACGCATAATTACACGTACATTTTGTGAACCATCCAAGTCACCCATATCTAAAACTTTAACTTGGTTCATATCGTTCAACAATCCTGTAGCGAAGTACAAGTTAGATTTTTGAGCAAGTAAAGCTGTGTTAGAAGCTAATCCGTTAGCTAAGAAGATACGAACTCCGTCAAAGTACAAATCATTCAATGTTTGGTTTGTTCCTTTGTTGTCGTAACCATTAGCACCTACTCCTGATGCAGCAAATCCACCCAAAGCACGTACATAAGCACGGTAGATGTTGTTTGATACATAGATGTGTAAGTCTTCTTTTCCGTAGATAGTTGCTGGAGCAGCATCAACGATTTTACCTAACTCAGCGATAACGTTAGCAGCAGTAACTGTAGTACCTGCAACTTCTTGAGCAGATGGCAAAGTAGCGTCTGTTGTTAATTGTGTCATCAAACCTGCGAATTGACCTGCAGTTGCGTTAACTCCTGTCCAAATAGATGTTTCCATTGCAGCAGCAACTTTCTCAGCAGCGTGTGCTAATAAGAAGTCTGTAAAGTTTTTCGGCATTACTTCGAATGCTGAATAACCCATAGAAATTGCTTCCCAGTCAGAAACGAAATCTTTCTTACACAATTGTAAGTTAACTTGGAACTCCTCAGGTTGAAGAACTTTCTCAGTTAATGTAATTGTAGATGTAGGGTCAAAATCGCACGTCGCATTAGCGATGATTGAATCTGTAGCCACACGCTTGATTACTTGTTTGAATTTTACGTTAGGAACGATAGTGATACCACCTTTGTCCAATGTTGGTGCAGACAATAAAGCTGCAGCGATGTACTTACCTGCAAATTCTCCAGCGTAAGTAGTAGTAATTGATGTTGTAGTTGCCATTTTTTAAAAATGTTTGTTAGTTAATATTAT